TAGCATACAATTCTTTTTGCATGTTATTAATTTCACTTTCAGAAGGTCTAGTATATTGTCTTAAATCATTTATTAATTTTGCATCTACTGCATCGTACATAGGATTTTCTTTTAAAAAATGTAAACTATATCCAGATTCAGCATATTTAACTAATATATCCATATCTTTAGCATTTACACCATTAAGTTCTAAACTTCTAGTACTAGGCATGTTCATATAACCCTTAGTTAAATCTATAATTTTATGCAACCATCTTCTTCCTACATCAGGATCAATTCTTTTATTACCAGGTAAAGTATTATACTTAAAATGGCTTATATGTAGTCTAGACATAAGAGCAGCACGTTGTGTAGTCACACCCAACGCACTAGTTCTTAAATATCTTTTATAAGCTTCCATAGATGTATCATACCCTTCAATAGGTACTGAAGCTCTTTTTCTTATTGTAGAAAATTTACCTACACCAGGTGCTTCTATAGAACCTCTTCTAGTTGATATCATGTTAATTCTATCATAAGATACTTGATCGTAAAACTCATTATTATATTGCTCTGGATTGTTTACCAGTTTATTTACCATATTTTTATACAAACGTTCTGCAACTTCTGGTAATGTTATAAATTTTTGTTCTAAAGCTCTATGTAGTTCCAAGTTTTCAGTAAGTAATTCACCTTCTTTTAATCCAAGTTTTGTATCATACCTACCTACTACTTCACCTCTTTTAAATGCCTCTATATCAATATCTTTAAACTCATAATAGTATTCTTTAGTTACAGTGTTTTGTAACTTACCAAAATAACGTAAAGTTTCTCTAGGTATGTGTTCGTTTTGTATAAACTTAATATGTGCTTTAGTATTAGGGTGATGTAAAGGATGATATGTGTTACTAAATCTTTCACCATCTACTTCTTCTGTTCCAATAAAACCAAGTCTCTGATCTCTTACTTTATTTAAATTAGTTTCTTTTATAAAACTTTGCAACTCTTGGTATTTAGTCATTTTAGGATTTGTTTCAGATATTGTTTTTTGTAATTTAGAATAATCTAATCCAACACTTCCATCTTTCAATACAGTACCATACTTTTCAATAGCTATATCACGTATATCTAATTGAAACTCTGCCCAGGTTAAATCTTCACTATGAAAATGTTTACGTACAACTTCTTTACCTTGTGCTAAACGCCTGTCATTTAAATTTACACTCTCAATAAACAATAACCTATCTGGCATAATTATACCATGAACATCCATAAATGTTTCTGACATAGCTTTATGCATATATTCTGGTTGATCTACACTTAGTTTATTTTTTATATCTACATCATAAAATTTATCAAAATTAAATACTCCACCTTTAAATCTACCTTGTACTAATTTTTTACCACTTAACATTTCTGCTAACGTTTTATAGTTACTTGCATGCAAAGTATTGTAAGCGTCAGTCATAGTTTCTGTTTGTATAGTTTCTTTAATATACTCAACCATTTCTCTAGGCGTTAGTTCTAAATCTTTATCTGTGCCTCTTTCTTTAACTTCTATTCTATACTTTGGATCTATTTCACTCAATAATTTTCTAAATTTTATTACATTAGCTTTAAGATTTGCAATAGATTGTGGAGATTCATTCTCTCTCGGTCCTCTATCTCCTGGTTTTTCATTACCTTTTAATCCCATTTGTCTTTCGTAAGCTGCTAATGATTCTAATATAGGTTTTACTTTAGCATATTCTTTATAGTTTACAGGTCTTATAGTATCAAGCTTAGAATTTAATTCAGCTATCATTATATCAGCTAAAACATTACCAGCAGTGTGAGCCGAACCTATTGTTTTACCTATCTCACTTACAATATTTGTTGGATATTTAATACCTACATCAGTATATATACCATCTTTAATTACTTGTGCTGTTCCGATGTTATAAACTTTATCTACTTTTTCTAATATTTTTCCTATCTCTGAAGGAAATAATAAGTCTGTATCAAACTCTGGTGGCATTAGTTTTGAACCATGTTTTTTTTCTAATTCTGCTATTTCTTTAATTAATTTTCTATGTAAAAGTTTTCTAGTACCCCACTCTTTCCATCCATCTAAATATCTGTTCTCTAATATATTACTAAATATTCTTAAGTGATTGTAATCTATTGTATCTATACCGCTTTTAGCAGCAACATCTAACTTTTCAAATGTTTTTAAATAAATACCAGTAAGGTCCATAACATGAGAAGTTTGTCCATTTAATGCCATTCTCTTTATAATGTTACCCATTCTATCTATTTCATAAGTCAAAGCTTTTGGTGTCATTTGATATTTATCTACAATCTCTTGTTTTGTTTTTATTTGTGAAGCAATTTCTTTTTTAAAATTATCAGCTTTGGCTAAAGCTTCCCAATTTGTTAAATCTGCAGCAAAAGTTCCACCAAATTTTATATCCTTATCTATTACAGTACCAGGGCCATCTCTGTCACCTGTTTTAACAGGTTCTTGTAAAGTTGTAGTTTTAAATATAGCAGATCTTCTTCTTGTTTCAGTAGGTTCTTTAAGTGATTCTAATATAGATTCTTCAAATCTAGCTATATCACGTTTAACTTCTGGAGATATAGCAGCATTACGCATCATATTATTAGGTCCTTCTGGTTGAAAGTTTCTCATTTCATACTCATAATTACCTAATTGCTGTCTTAAATTATAATAATTAGACTTATCTTTTTCACTCCAATCATTTTCATTTTTTCTAGTACCTTTATTTTTCTTACCTTCTTTATATAATACTAAATTTCTTAATTTATCTCTTACTCGTATAACTTCTTGTTTTCTTACCTCGAATGCAGCTTTTTGTTCTTGTGGCATTCCATTATAATTTAATTCCATAAAAGGGTTAGCTTCGTGCCAATATTCAAATAGTTTCTCTACCTGTTTATTAATGATAGTCATTTCACTCTTTGGTATTGTACCTCTACCACCCCTAGTAGCTTTCTTAGCATAAAATTCTGTAAGAGCTTGTTTTAAATATCTTTTACTTAACAACACAGTCTCAGGATAGCTCATACCATCAGGATTGTTTCTTGAACCAGCAGCAAACTTTTGTAATTTAGCATTAGCTCTACCACTAAACATAAACTTTTGTTGTTGTGCAGTATGTATAAGTTGATAAACAAAACTGTCTATTTCTGGTCTAGTCATACGAAAACGTTTAGTTAAAGTTTCTGATATACTACTATCATTTAAACCTTTATGTGGTTTATCTAAAAAGTTATACGTTTCTTGTACAGCTTTTACTACTCTGACAACAGACATTTTGTTATACAAAAAATGTGGATTATCTAGTATAGCTTCTACTTCTGACTTAGTAGTACTTTTAGGATCAAAAAATATATTTTTAAAATATTTATCATTTTCAATTCCAAATGCTTTGGCATAGGGGTCTTTTGACAATGCTTCGTTTAACATTCCTACAATATTAAACATGTTTTCTTTCTTCATATTAACTAATGGATCAATAGTCATATTTAAATCTTTAGTATATTCTGCTATTTGTCTTACTATAGAATCTACATCTCCATGTTTATCAATCATGTTTTTAGATATCTTATCATAAGTAGGTCCATCTTTTTTTAGTTTACCTTTAATAGTAGCGTCATGAAACTTTTTAAATTGTGAAACGTCTAACTCACTTACTGGTAGTTCATAAGTATTTTCTAGATACTCTCTTACCTTTCTCATTGTAGTAAACGCATCAGGAAGACCTACTGTTTCTGCAGCGTCAATATATCTATTACCTATAGCTGAATTTAATCTAGCTATTTCTTGCCATATTTCTAATTTTTCTTTTGGACTAAGATCAGCTCTACTTTGTAAAGCTAATTCTGCTGCTTGTTTAATCTGTGTGAAACCATTGAATATAATACCAATAGAATCTTTACCATACGTAGCTGAATCTGCTGCTTTAATCTTTTCACCTAACATTAAAATACCTAAAGAGTTAGGTTTAGCTACAACGTCACCTATAATACCTCTATCCATTAAAAACTGATCATCTTTTAATTCATAATCTTCTTTTATATTTTCTTTTTTAGAAAACTCATATTGAACATGTGGTTGTCTATAGCCGTCTTTTATTCCTTTAGGCATACCCCAAGATAAATGTGCAGAGTCAATATCTTTATCAGCTCCACCCATCATTAAATCATTTCTTGAATTAGTAATTAATGCAAAACCTTTTTTTGATTTACCTCCAGCAAAACCTACAAACTTGAGTGCTCTCATATTACCAGCAGTCATAACAGGTGAACGATTAATAATTGCATATTGTGAATCTCTCCAAGCAGTTAAATCTTCTGCTGACATCTTAGCCACTTTAGCATTGTTCATATTTAAAGATAAGACGTTTTGCATATCTGTCCACCATTGTTTTAAAGTAATTTCTTTACCTTCTGTAGGATGTTTAACACGCATATTCTCTGCACCAGACCATAACATAAACTCGTTATCTGCTAAACCTTTTTCTGCTGAACTATATTTTTGTTTTTTTAATGAATACTTCCAATCGTATGGTGCTAAAATAACTGAATAACTATTATTTACTTTAGGTCTTATAATACGTGCTAGCAAATAAGATCTTAAGGTCTTTTGTACAAACTCTGATGTACCTCTACTCTGTAAAGCTGAATATGAAAATCCAGTATCAGCTAAATGTTGACCTACGTGCTTATCATGAACTCTACTAAATTCACTAGCTTCTGTATCTAGAAACTGACCATGTTTATTTTCAAAGTATAAATGTTTTAATATACTTTTGAATGCTTGACTTTTAGTTCTGGTAGTCATAATTGTATCAATAGTAGCAATATCTATTTTATCTATATCTAATCCTTCTAAATCTCTACCACCTTTTAGTTTTTTACCTTTGTGAGTTTTTTGATCTAATCTTTTTAGAGCTTCCTTAGTTACTTTAGAATCACCTCTTACTGCATCACTTAGTAAACCTCTCCATCCTTGGTGAAATGCCTCACCTACTGGAGTATTAGGATCAAACTGTATGTTGTTAGCATTTAAAAACATTTGTTGCATAATATTTAGTTTACCAGTAACATTAATTTTTTCACGTACATCTATATTCCAATGAAAGTCACTCGTTTTTACGTTGAATTTTTTAGGATTAATAGGATATACGTTTTGATCAATAGTTGCTTTTGATTTATCGTAAGCCAGCTCATTAAGCATGTTAACTTCTAATCCAAATTTATGTTTAGCACCAGAAGTGTAAAGCATAAACTGTAAATTATTAGCATCCATATATCTCATATCAGCTTTATCTGCTCTAGCATAAGCAAATTTACCTATTACTAAACTTCTACTACCCTGATCGTTTCTAGCTTTTTCTCTTGAAGTTCTAGGTTTAGAAAATAATGTACCCTTAGCCATACCCGAAGCAGAATCATTACCCATATACTTTACTAACTTATCAAATATTCTAGAATTTAACAATATTGTACCATCTGTTTCTGATTCAAATCTTGTACCTACATTTAAATCTTCTAATAATATACCATTCATATCATTATTTTTTAAACCTAATTTAAGTCCATCTAAAAAAGGTATTTCAGCTTTATCCATTTGATTTAAATACTTTTGAAATTTTGCAGGAGTTTTATAGTCTCCGTTTTTTTCGTTTCTTAAATATCTTTCTACTAACCCAGTTATTTTTTTAACGTTTACATCTTTACCAGATTTTATCATTCCCATTTCACGCATTCTATATATCATAGTAGCAACAGTATTTTCTTTAGTTTCTTTATTAATTTGTTTTTTAGAATTAGCTCTGTACCAAGCTAAACCTTCTGGCGTTTTAATTGCTTCTTTAATAATTTTTTTATACACACCCTCTACTTCTGTAGGAGTCCAATGACCTTGTTTACCTTTTGCAGCCCAAGGATAACTTCTTATATCTACCCTACCAGTGTCAGATATACCACCATATATAAACTCTCTATCTCTTTCATTTAATTTTTTCTCAAATGCATACCAATCTTTTTCACTTACATAAGGTCTTACTATAGGGTTTTTACTTTTAGGTGAATACACAGTTTCTCTAGCAAAAGGACTTACAAAGATAACATTTTTTTTCCCTTTATTAACTTGCATATAACTTATAGTTTTACCACGCATATTTCTAAAACCTATAAAAGTATCTCTCTTACCAGCAGTAAGCTTGCTTAAAGGATTACCTTGAGGATCAACCATAGGAACCATTTGTGGATCTCCTACTGTTTTTTTATCCCCTGATTTTAATGGGTTAGTAAAATCAATATAAAAGTCATCATATATAGGTTTGTAATTATCAAATCTTAAAGCTACCCTTCTAGTTTCTTTTATATCATTAGAGTCAAATTTAACTTTAGGATATTGTCTTTTAACTTTTTTAACAAACTCATCAACATCAATACGTTCCTTACCCTTTGAGTCTTTGTAGAAATGTTTTGCTTTAGTAGTATTAAATGCAGTAACCATTTTTTCAAAGAACATCTCTTGTGTAAACTTTTCATAACCAGAAGTATCTGCTATACGTTTAGCTATTTGTGTTAAACTATGCACTGGAAAATCTACTTCATTACCAGAGGTAAGTTCTTTTCTGAAGCTTTCATTCAATAATGATAAATCTATATTTTTAGAAGGTTTATATGGTGCTATATCTACATCTGGTGTATAATTATCGCTTTGTACTCTTTCTTTTAACTTAACAAGCTCTTGTAGTAAACCTAATTTACCTTCTTCTTTTCCTTTTCCTTTTAATGCATATTGAATTTGTTCTTGAGTAATCTTTCCATTTTTTTCTAATTGTTGTACAACTTTTAAAATTTCTAACCCTAATTGATCAGTAATAACTTCTTTACTAGTTAACTGTTGTTGACGTATGGCTTCAAAATGATTTAGCCAATATTGTTGATAGTCTTTAGTTTCAGATTTAAACCATGGAAGTCTTTTTAATGTGTCTATATTTTCTCTTACAGATTTAGTTCTATCAAAAGTATTTGCGTGAACATTTATATCCTTAGTAGCTCTAGTTTGCCACGTAGGTCTAGCATTAACACTAAAAAATACACCCATTAAAGTTTCATATATTTGTTCTTCTACTGGATAATCATTCATAGCAGCTACTATACCACCATATCCTGCACCAGCTGTCCCTCTTACCACAGTATTTATAAACTCAGTAGCTTCTGCTGTATTTTTAGTAGCTAAAGTACTAGCTGTTTTTCTTATTATACTTTCGCCTGCTTTTACTAATGCTGGATTACTAGATGTCATTAGTTTAGATATGTTTGCATATTGACCTATACTACCAAAGATACCACCAGCTATACCACCATGCATACCAGCCATAGCCATTTCTTTAATACCTTCACCAGACATACCTCCAGTATTTCTAGATGCTAACGGATGATTAGAGAAAGCCATAAGCAATCCAACGTGTCCAGCTTCGTGAAGTATTCTACCTACCGCATCTTTACTCATTCCACCTAATAATAAACCACTAGATATACCTTCTAACAACTTACCTTTGTTTTCACCTAACGCTGCTATACCTTGCATTTGTACTACTTCAGCAATTTTACCTGGTATAGATTTTAATTCATAGATAGATTTGTTTTTAACAGGATCTAACATTACAGGATTAGTAGAACGGAAGGGTTTTAATAGTGTAGTGTTAGCTAATCTTCCCATAGATCTTTGCAATCTATCACTACTAGCTGCATAATTATTAGATTTATCTACTAATTTTTTACCTAGTTTTGCTAAAGATTTACTACTTTCTGCAGCACCACGTCTTATTATTGCATTACCAACAGTAGCTGTAGCACTAGTTAACATTCTAGCTCCACCCATCATAATCCCTGGTGCTAAACCTATTAAGTGTGTAACATTATTTACTATTTTTTCCATACCAGTATCTGGTTTATCTGCAAAACCAAACGTGGTAAAGCCTTCTAATAGTCCAGATACTGCTTGTTTAATAACTCCATCAGTAGCATCTTGAGAAGCTATAGGAATTTTAAGTTCAGTTAGTTTACTTTCAACATAATTTAAACTATCTTGATCTAAGAACGCTGCATTAGAGTCATAGTAGTTTTTTAGAATGTTAGCATATGTAACTTCATTTAAACGACCAGCTCTTAAACGACTGTTTAAGCTATTAATATAAGGGTTTAACATTATATATTATTGCTCTAAAGTAGCTTTTAATTGATACATTTGTTCAAGTCTATTGTTGTAATAGTCTTGGTCTTCATCAAAACTTTGACGTGCTGAAAATGTTGCAAGACTTTCTGCTGTTTCTATACCAGTATTAATTAAATCAATAGCTTGAGTTACTGAAGGTGCATTTGGATTCAACTGTTTTACTTGTAATACGTCAGCTAATCCTACATTTAATAAATTGTATTGAGTTTCAAATTGTTGTTTTGAAGCTTCAGCACGTTTATTATCTTTTGTTAAGAACCTTTTAGCTGTTTCAAAAGTAAATCCTTGGTTTTCACTTGGATCTGATACACCTACAAAATTAGTTTGTCCTAAAGCTACCATAGCATCGTAACCTGCGTCTTCTAACTTTTGTGCAGTTTCATATCTAATTTGATCCATAGCTTGTTCACCACGCAATCCTTGTAAATTTAAAGCATTCATAGCTCTTATCGCTTCTATATTATAGTTGTTTTCATAACCCATACTAGCTAAATCTGTATCATATGTATGTTTTTCACCCATAATAAATGATTGTAATTCTGCTGTTGTTTCAGCTTGTGTTTGCATTAATTCTTTTGATGCATTTGTTTCTATTTCCGTCTTCTCCTCAAAGCTTGGTTCTCTAACTTGTGCCATTAAGCCTGATATGCTAGAGCTAGCTCTTGATAAAGAATTTAAAAATGCTTCACTGTAACTTGCCATTATACTACTCCTCCTAACCCGCTTGGGTTTGTTTGAAAGTTTGCACCCATACTAGGTATTGAATAACCTCTTTCTGATGCCGTTCTTTCTAAATTTAATAATCCTACTTGTACGTCTCTTAACTCTGATTGAAATCCTTTTGATATAGATGACATAGTTTGATCAGCTCCTAATTTTTGTGCAGTCAATTGATTTTTAAATGCACTGTCTAGTCTGTTACTTTGCTCCATTGCACCACCACTATAACTCATACCTGTATTACCAACCAATGTATCCATAGCAGATCTTTCTCCTTGATAACCTTGTAAAGCTCCTTGTTGAGTTACATTAAACTCTTGTCTAGCAAAACCAGCTCTTTGTCTGTAATCATCTCTTAATCCACCTATAGAGTTTATTAATGATGTTTGTGCAGTTAAAGCATGTTTTTTCTCTCTTGCTCTACGCTTTCTTTCTTCACGTCTTCTTTTACGCATACCTATATTACCTAATATAGCACCACCTACTGCAAAACCTATACTTACTGGGTCCATTACGCCTCCTCATTCATTTTCTTAGCCACAATAGAAGGACTAAAAGGTTTAATTTCTAAATCAGGACTAATAGAATTTAACCAAAATTTACCACCAAAGCTAGAAGCAATTGCTTTAGATGCTTCTCTTTTAGCTTTATCATGTTTACTTACAAACAATTCGTCTGGACGATAATCCATATCATCATTATACATAGTGTCATTATCGTCTTCTTCTGATTCATGAAATAAACCCTTTTCTGGAGGTAGTTGTTTATACTCACTATTTGGATCATCTCCTTCTTGGTAAATACCAGATTCCATTCCTTCTTTAAATAATTTTTCTTGCAACCTATCTTGTTCTTGTTGCTTATTTTTTTTTATTAATTGTTCAGCTGTTGCCATTACACATCCCCTTTTAATTTATTTATTGCTTCTACAAAGTCTTCTACTCTAACTGGTGTTTGTTCTTTCCACGTAGATGGTTCCATCTCTGGTGGATTTTTATATAATAATTCTTTTATTGCATCATCATAATGTTTTGCTTTTAATAATTTCCATGTAGCTGGAAACTTTTTATGCCAACTAGTACCTAATTGATAATTAACAGATACTAATGCTATTTTAAAATCGTCATCATTTAATTTAAGTAACTTCATTTGTGTCTTAGAAGCATCTAAAGCTGTCTTAACATCTTCTTTAAACCAGTTATCAATAACCCTTTTAGGTACTAAAGACTTAACAGGATACTTTTTGTTTTCTTCTTTAGTTAATAAATGCCCAATACCACAAGTAGGTTTACCTAATATATCTAAATAAACACTTTGTTTATAACCTTCTCTTAATTTTAAGTGTTCAAATAACTTTTTAGTAAACTTATCATTATTATAATACTTTAATCTATCTGGTATTAAACCCCACATTTATTCATCATCCTTTTTTCCAAATCTATCTTTAAGGTAACCAATAGAATTAGCTATTCCTTTACTAAAAAAATACCCTCTTCCAGCAGCACTTCCAGGTCCCATCATAGGATATGAAGGTTCTTCAGTAGTAGATGATCCTTGAACTGGACCTACAAATCCTTGTCCACTTGGGCTTGGACCAACAAAATCTGGATAATTACTAGCATTTGTTGGTGCTTTTGGATTATCTCCAGATGGATCGTCATTAACTCCATCTAAATACATAGATACCAGAGTGTTATGACTTAACCCATCATCTTCATTTTTTTTATAAAATGCTTTAGCTTCAGCCTTACCAGTTTCACGCCAAAACTTTCTTGCTTCTCTTCTGCTCATCCCTGATTCCATTCCACTATCAATATTTTTTCTTCTAATATCACGACGAAATTTAAAACCTTTCATACCTTTATGTATGTCAGATACAGTTCTACCCATTTCTAAACCCATTCTTGCACCTTCAGCTGTTGCAGTTATATTATCTATATTACGTATTGTTTTACTATTCTCTATACGTTTTTGCATTTTTCTTTCTTCTGCTGCTGCGTTTGTATCAAACTGTGCCATTACTACATCTGCTCTACTTGCCATTATGCTTTCTCCAATTGTGTTTTAAACCATTCACCTTCTATTTTATAGTACAAATACGTTTCATCCCCTTCTCTAACTAACTTTTTATCGCCAGTTACTCCATCTACATTACGTGGTTTATTTTCTAATTTAGTTTGCGTATTTGCTTTACTATCTAAATCTTTTATTTTACCCCTTGAACTAGATAATGCACCTCCAACACCACCGCTTTCTGGTGGTTTATAAGATTCACTATATAAGTTTTCACCGTACTTTCTTTTATTACCTGGTAATGCTTTAGCCATTATTTAACGCTCTTATTTCTATACACTATTTGCATATCATTTAATTCAAAGTCTTGTTGATCTGTGTTACCAGCTATTTCTAATCCAAATGTTTTAACTTTTTTAAAAGCATCAGTAATGCTTCTTACTTTAAACTTAGTTGTTCTATTAGAACCATCATTATTACCAGCTAAAGTTCCTAATGTTACACTAGTAAAAGCAGAACCATCAGAAGTTTCGTCAGTAAATCCTTTGACTGTTATGTCTTCACCGTTTTTATAACTTACATATACAGTAGTTATAGCTTTATCTTGACTAGGATTATCAAATGTATATGCTGGTGTTTTTAAAGATACAGCTGTATTTGATCCACCCTTTAAAGAAGGTTCTGGATTCCAATATTTTAATTCTATATCATTTCCATCTTTTTCAAACCAAACTAATTTTCCATCATTAGTATTAATAAGGTTAGATACATCTACAGTATTGCCTTTTAACGCACTATATGCCCATCCTAACGTCTTTAAATCAATTTCTAGTATTCCACCACTAGGATTGCTATTAAAGCCGTTTAAAGCTGGATTTGTAATAATCAATGTTTGTTTGTTTGGTATGTATCCAATTTGTGCATCGTCACTATAATACTGAGTACTCCAATCTTTAAATCTTTTTTGTCCATTTGAACCTATTAACAAGTCTCTTAGTTGCTCTCCATCGTACAAAAAAGCACCGTATTCGTTAAACCACGCTACAAACCCTTCTGCTTTAACAACCTGATAATCGTTTCGACATCCTTTATATTTTAATGTAGCTTCTAATTGTTCTATATCTCTACTACAATTAATAATAAATAAAGTATTCTTTTTAAATTCTAATAGTTTATTACCAACAGATGCTAATTTTACAATATCATCACCGTCATTTATTTCTACATCTATTCTTTTCTTAAAATCAAACGTATCAAATTCACCTACTTCTGATTTAATTACAGTATCATTAGCTGTTTGCAGCATATTGTTTTCATCATAGTAAGTAATATTACCAACATAAGTTCTTCTATTTAACATTGTTGATGTTTTAAAAGAAGTTCCTGCTCTACCAATAGGATTATAACCACGTTTTGTGTAAGGCTCTCTTACATCTAAAGACTGTATATTATTTAAACCTGCTATAAATTGATTAAGTTGTGTAAAAGTTGCTCCCGTACAATACATTCTTTCATGATCTGAGCTAATTAATCCAGAATTATTATGAGTTACTTGTGACATTTTAACCCATATATCAGATCCAGCTTTTCTCCAACCTTTACTAAAATCTAATTCCATAAATAGATATTGTATTCCAACAGAATCATCTTCATCTATAGCCCAATAAACCTTAAATCCTGTTTGTCTTGTTTTATTTGGTATTCTACCTATTGCAGACCAGTATAAAGTTCTTTTTTTATCAGCATTTAAAGTAGGTTGATCTATATAACCTACATGAGTAGGGCTAGATTCTTGATTGTCGTATATATTAGAAACCCAAATACTATATTTTTTATTACTTGAGTTATTATAAACTGCTATATTAGCACCAGTTTGATCTCCAGTACCATTACCTGCTGGGTCAAACCACATATAAAATGCTAACGGTCCATATCCTTCTGTATAACCAGTATAAGTAGTACCTTTCATAAGATCTGCCACAGTATCTAATTTGTTAGTTCCAGTAGGAGTAATAGATCCTGCTGCTACAGTAAATGTAGAAGCAGATAAATTAAATAAAAATTCTGATTGATTAGACGATGCAGGATAATAATCATTATTAACACCAACTTGATAATTTTGTAATGTTCCATCTGGATATCCATAACCATCTGGAGTAGATTGAGTACCACTTTTTAATGGTGCTGCATAAGCATCGGCTACTTTAAATCCACTTTCTTGTTTTATAATATGAACAGAAGCATCAAACCCAAAATCTTTAACAATATCTAAATATCCATACCATTTAATTTTATTTGATGTACCTGTATAACTATGTGGACATACTCTTAATTGACCATCTGCTGCATAATATTCTATTCGAGATGCTGTAGTACCATAATCGATATCAGAGTTAGTTTCATAAGCACCATCTGTTTTATCAAACCCTTTTATTTTAGTGTTAGGAATGTCATGTATAAATAACATTTCAGTATTACTTAAAGCACCATTAGATGAATCTCTATCACTATTAAAGTGAAACAATCCATTACCATGGTTTAGTGTAGTCGTAAACTTTTCTTCATCAGCAGATTGTACGTGTGGTAAATCAACAACAGAACCAGAAACTTTTAGTTTACCTGGCGTTTCAATACTTAATCCTTTTAACTCTTGATATTCATTTATCTCTAAGTCTCTTTGATTAGTATTGTTATTTAAACCACCGCTAAAATTATTTACGTTTATTGTTTCTTTTGGCACTGTTTCTTCCTTTAGGTAAACCTGTATTGTTCAATCTTCTATCTTTATTAGAATCAGAACTATTCCAAGGATTACCTTTTAACTTGTTAGTTGTTATTACTTTACTCATTACCGTCTATTACCTCTCCCCAAAGGGATGTTACGCCATCTTTAATTTCTACTATTTCTATTTTAAATTCCCCATTATCAAACCAATCTACTATAGCAAAAGCGTGTGCCCAGTTATGTAATCTACCCTTAAGCCATTTATTTTTTTCGTGAGACATATCTTTTAAACATCCAATAGACCATGCTCCAATAGTTCCGTTTAATTTTGTTAGTGTATGTCTTTGTACGTCATGTACATGTCCATACATTACATTCTCTCCATAAGTTTCAAGATGTTTTTTAGCATGATACGTAGTAGCAAAGGCACCATGAAAGAAAGTGAGGTTATCAATTTGTATAGGTAAATTATATTCACTATAACTATATCCTCTCTCTTTTATTTTACACGCTTTGAAAAAAGAATAATCAACGAGATAGGGATACTTAGCAACAAAATTATCCAACCAGAGATCGTGGTTACCTTGTAATAAATGTTTTTCTTTACATCCAACTTCTTCCAGTACTTCATCCCAAACATCTAATCCCTCATTTACTAATCTTATATCTTCATCTACTATTGGTAGTACATACTCTAAAGGTGGTAGTTTTTTATCTTTATATTTCCACGCAGATACTGACTCCCACTCACCAACATCACCTAAATTTACAAACACATCAGGTTTAATCTTTTTTACTGCTTTAATAACACAATTAACTGCAGCCTTATCCTCTAAAGGATAGTGCTGATCGGGTATAATAATACCACGCTTCTTTATTTCCACAAGTTTCTCCTAGTTTTTTTTCTTTACTTTTTCAAACGAACGCATTCCCCCGAGACCTAGCATCCCAAGTAGTACTGTTGTTAGTGTGCCCATGTCAAACACAGGCAACACTATTTCAACACCACGAGCGTATAGCACGAAAGTAAGTAATGGTTGTAGAATAAAATGATACGCCAATGCTATTGAACAAACCCAGCCAGTAAATGGCCTCCAGCCTGCTACAAATATTGATGTATGACCTGCTTCTACTTTGTTAACTTCAAGTTGAGCTTTATTAATTTCTGCAATTAATTCAGCTTTCTCTTGTTTGTCTAAAGTGAATTTATCAACATTGCTTGACACTTTGTCGATAAGTGTACCTATTAAATTTAAATTAGGCATCTTTATCACATTGTGCATCACAGTCTTCCAGGGCTTGTAAGTATCCTGTTTTTTCTGTTAGCATTGTTTTTACTTCATTTAAGCGACCTTGTTGTTCTTGAATTGATTTTACTAATCCATTATGTTGCTCTACTAATGTTTCCATTTCTTTCATAGCAACTTCTTTTAGATCTACTTTTTTTTCTTTAGCCATGTGGGCTCTCCTATTTTGGTTATTAATTATTTCTTTTTCTTAGCTGCTCTTTTTTTACGTCTAGCTGCTGCATTTGCTTTCATTTTAGAACTCATGTTCTTCAATCTAGATCCTTTTCCAACTACGCTAGTGTAAGAAGCTCCTTTTCTAGTAGTTTTTTTAACTCCAGTATGATATGAACGTTTATCCCAAGTAAATGTTTTCTGTCCTTTTTTACGGGCTGCACTTAAAGCAGAGTTAAAACCTTTGCCTTTAGCAGAACCTTTTTTATAAATAGGGTAGTTACCGCCTTTAGTTTTTTTAACGCCTCTAACTGATTTACGATCTACTTTACCTTTATATTTAGAAACAACAGCTTTACCTCTGTTTAAAAGAGACTTAGCTCCTTTTTTAACTTTACCAGCTGCTTTTTTGATTCTACTACCATCCAACTTAGGTCTTCCTCTTTTACTACCGTATGTGCCTTTACCTTGTGGCATATTACTCTCCTTATCCCTGTCCTCGGGATTGTTTTTTATAGTACTTATTGCTTATTTTAGTACCATATTTTGTGTTATTTGACATACCTTGTCTTGTTTTTTTACAAGTTTTTTTAAATTTTACTTGACTATTAAAAACTTTTTTCATTAACGTTAATATAGTTATATATATATAATATTACAAGCTAAATAATTAACGTTATTATTTAATTTCTTTTTTAATTTTATCAAACACTTCTTTTTCATCAAATCTCATGCTAATACCTGGTTCGTATCTCATTACTTCTGTTCCATTTTTAAATATAATTATAGTAGGTACTACTTTTATATTCCACTCCTTTTGTATAACAGCTCCAATAGTTTTATTATTTAAATCTACTTCACCTATATAACAAAGTTGTGCTAATTTTTCTACTCCCACTCTATTAGCGTAATTCCAAGATGCATTTACTTGTACAACTGCACATTCTTGTAACTTAACTAACTGTACTTCTTCAAAAGTATCTAAACTAATTGATTGAGAATGCAATGGCGATAGTAATAATACTGCACCAAATAATCCACAAAGTAATTTGTAGTATTTCTTCATAATTAAACACCT